GCGCCCAAGAGATGTCTGAGCGCATCAAGATGACCCTTCCTCCTACTCTTCAGACCGATCCTAAGAATATGAAGATTCCGCCAATGGTTCAGGTCCAAATGCAGCAAATGCAGGGCATGGTGAAGAACCTCACTGATCGATTGAACGAATGCACAAAGATCATCGAAACCAAGAAATTGGATCTAGAAAGCAAAGAGCGCATTGAGCTTGCTAAGATCCAGGCAGATATTGAAATCAATTTGGCAAAGCTCGGATCGCAGGCAAGTATCGTGATGCTCGAGCACGAGGTGGCTGCGATCAATAATCGCATGAAGCTTCTCAATGCGAATGTGCCAATTGATGCTCAGAGCAATTTTGTCCCCGAGGCAGCAGATGGCGGAAATTACGCTGGCGCTGGCCACGTGGGATCAGGACCTACCGGCGGGTTACCACCGGGCATACCCATGGAGTAATAAGAGCCATGAACATTCAAGTCAGATCCAACGAAAAGCCAAGTACCCCTCCTCCACCTCTTCCCGCGGCTGAAAATCGTGGGGAAAAGGTCGAAGCAGGTACCCAAGATTCTCAAGGGTCTGGCACTTCCTCCGAGCAGGTAACCGAATCGAAAGAGCCGGAAGCCTCGCAAAATGAATCCCCAGAATCGGAAACTGAGGAAACAGTAGAAACGAAAGGCGAGACAGAAGAGCCCCGTAAAAAAGGGGGATTTCAGCGCCGGATAGATAAGCTCAATGCAAAAAATGCTCAGACCCAGCAGGAGCTCGAATATTGGAAGCAGCAGGCGATTAAAAACGCTAGCGCAACCAAAGGAGAGCCTCCTAAGCAAGAGCCGCCTCAGCAAACTGGAAAGCCCAAGGCAGATGATTTTGGGACTCATGCTGAGTTTGTCGAGGCACTTGCAGATTGGAAGATGGAGCAGAAATTAAGGGATAGGGATCAAACCCAGCAGAAGCGGGAATTGGAGCGAGAACAGACTAAAACTGTTCAGACTTATCAGGAGAAGCTCAAATCTTTTTCTGAAAAGAATCCCGATTTTCAGGACGTGATTTCTGAAGTGGATCACATTCCTCTTTCCCCATCCCTTAGAGCCATTCTTCTGAATTCAGAGAATGGTCCTGAATTGAGCTATCTTTTGGCCAAAAATCCGCAAGAATTTGAACGCATCTCGAGACTTCCTCCTTTGGATTGTGCTCGAGAAGTTGGCAAGTTCGAGGCGAAAATATCTTCTGCTAAAAGCACTGCTTCTACTGAAGAAAGAAGAATAACCAATGCTCCTAGGCCAATTGACCCGGTGGGAACTGGTGGGAAAGGATCGAGTCCAAAATCGATTTTTGATGCCAGTTTATCTCAGAGGGAATATGAGGCCATTCGTAAGGAGCAGATCAATAAAAGGAAAGGACGAGCCTAAAAAACTCGTTTGAATGAGATATGGCCAACCAGATATTAACCCCAAGCATCATTGCTAAAGAAGCCCTGATGGCTTTTAAGAATAAGCTTGGGTTTACAGAAAAAGTAGATAAGCAATATTCCTCTGAGTTTGCGATCAAAGGAGCCAAGATCGGTAACACAGTTACTGTCCGTAAACCTCCACGGTTCACGGTCTCTAGTGGTCCAGCTCTGAACGTTCAGAACGTGATCGAAGAAAGCCAGGCTTTGGTGCTCTCGAGCCAGAAGCATGTGGACTTTCTCTTTTCCAGCGTCGATCTGACCTTGACCATCGATCGCTTCAAGGAGCGTTATTTGGACAATGCTGTGATTGCTCTTGCCAACCAAGTGGACTTGGATGGTCTTACGATGGCTGCTCAGAATACAGCTAACTTCGTGAGCACTCCTGGTACTACTCCCAATACGATGCTGCTTTTCCTTCAGGCTCAGCAGAAGTTGAATGAAATGGCATGTCCCAGTGACGACATGAGGTCATTCTTCATCGCTCCCGTAACTCAGCCTTCGATCGTGAACGCACTGTCTGGCTTATTCCAGTCTTCGACCAGGATCGCTGAACAGTATGAAAAAGGCATGATGGGGCAGGGTTTGGGTGCTGAATGGTATATGGCTCAGAATATCTATAGCCGAACTGTAGGTGCTTTGGGTGGAACTCCTCTTGTCAATGGAGGAAGCCAGTCAGGATCCAGCCTAGCTACCAATGGATGGAGTGCCTCAATCACGGCGCTCCTCAACGTCGGCGATTGCTTTACGATTGCTGGAGTGCATTCTGTGAACCCGATCACAAAGCAGTCCACCGGGCAGCTTCAGTGCTTCCTTGTGACGGCTTCTGTGAACTCTAACAGCAGTGGTCAGGCTAGCATTCCAATCTATCCAAGCATCGTGACTTCAGGTCCTACTCAGACGGTAGATGTGTCGCCTGCGGGGGGAGCTTCAATAACAGTGAGCGGTGCCGCTGGGGTGTCTTCTCCTCAGAACATGTTGGCTCATAAAAATGCCTTTACCCTGGGAACTGCTGATCTAGAAATGCCGGGTGGAGTGGACTTTGCCTCGGTTGCCTCTGATGAGGAGTCTGGATTGTCGATTCGCATTGTGCGAGCATACGATATCAATAGTGATACCTTCCCTTGTCGTTTGGACATCCTTTACGGATGGGCCGCAATGCGACCAGAGTGGGCATGTAGGCTTCAAGGCTAATCTAAACTAAGGGAAAGGAGAAAATATACAATGGCACCTCAGGCACAGGCAGTAAGCCTATCAAATCAAATGGATTCGCCGTCAAGCAGCGGCGATGGCTATGTAGTAGCCCAAGCAGGATCCAAGTTAGGATTCTTTGGAGCTACTCCAGTAGCTCAGCCGTCGGGAAATGATCAATTGGCGATCACTCGTGGCGCAGCTGGCGGCGTAGTGACGACCTATCATAGTGCACAGTCTCCTTCTGCAGTCACAATCAATACGACTGCAGAACAGACTTTGACGATTCAAACGGGAACTGGAGGCCAAATGCTTTTGGCTTCTGGAGACCTTCTCTATGTAAATAAACCAACTGCTCAAGCTGGTTTGTCTGTGGGGAACGTCAGAGTATCCTCGGGGAATACCCTGGGAATTACCTTTGGTAATGCTACGGGATCTTCCCTCACTCCTACGGCCAGTGAAAATTACATCGTTGTGGCTTTGAGAGGTCTTCCGACTTTGTCGGCGACGCTTTCTCCCGCAGCGGTGGCGGCAAATACTACAGTAGAGCAGCAGTTCTCTGTCGTGGGTTTGCCTGCAAACTTCCTAGTCCAGGTGATGAAGCCTACTGCTCAGGCAGGCCTCGACATTTTGGGCTGTCGAATTGTGGGTAGTAACTTGCTTGGGATCACGTTTGCGAACTTCACTGGTTCTGCAATCACCCCCACGGCAAGTGAAGCCTACACGATCTTTGGCCTAGCAGGTTTGGATGCGATCGGCAACGAGCTCATGTATGGTTTCAACGTTGGAACCGTGGGTGCAATCGGAGCAGGGGTAGTGGTCAGTGGCGGAAACACCAGCATTACCGGGATCCTTGCAACCGATATGATCGTAGGTTTATTCGATCCTACGGCTCAAGCCAATGCGTCGAATGCCGCCTATCCTGTGAAAGGAATTCCCACAGCTAACAACGTTACCCTCTATTTTGCGGGTATTGGAACTGGGGCGACTCCTACGGCTTCGGAAGTCTATGGGATCGCAACCAAACGACTGGCTCCTGTGGCTCCGATGGTTGTCTATACTCCGTCGATTGCTCCCGCCTCTGTGGCAGCAAATACTTCGGCTGAGCAGACCTTTACGGTCACCGGTCTTGTAGCCGGATCCGCTGTCTGGGTGAATAAGCCTTCTTATACCCCTGGTTTGGGTATTGGGGGTGTCCGCGTGAGTGCTGCAAATACGCTCGCTATCAACTTCGTGAATCTGACGTCCTCGGCAATTGTGCCCCCGACAGAAGTTTACGTGGTTGGAAACTTCCAGGTGAAGGCACCTGGAGCTGGCAATAGCGTGTTTCAGCATGTAAGTCCTGTCATCAATCAGCTGGGCAATCTGAGCAATGCCGAGCGCACTGCCTTTGTGAACCTTGGCTTGATGGCTGGTTTATAGTAGTCCTTTTTTGGGTGTGGGAAAGAATATGGCGATCGCTCCCCATATTTGATTCCACACCCAATTTTTTGATGGAGGTTTTGCATGCTTGATGAAGAGAAGAATTTCGGATTTCCCAAGTGGAAGTACCATCCTACTTTTGAGCCAGCTTTGGCAGAGACTTTTGAGGATGAGAAAGATTTGGGCCCAGGTTGGTACAATAGTCCGGCTGAATTCGGAGTGGAGACTGCTCCCGGTAGACGACCTGATCCTGTCATCAAGAAAGCCCGCGAGAAGTTTGAGGCACAGGCCAAGGGGAAATAGGCCATGGCGTTGACCGCGGCCGCTCTCATTGCTGCTTCCCTAAGGACCATTGGAGTTCTTGCTTCTGGCGAGAATCCTTCTGCAAATGAGCAGACAGATGCTTTGACGGCTCTGAATGATTTGATCGATAGCTGGAGCACAGAGCAGCTTCTGATTCCAAACAAGCTGAGAGAGGTGTTTCCTCTCGTGACCAACCAGCAGACTTATACGATGGGAACGGGTGGAAATTTCAATACGACCCGCGCTCAGCGGATTGAGAATTGCCTGATTCAGCTTGCTGGGAATACTCCTGTTCTTGAAATTCCAATGAAGATCCTGAATAAGGATGAATACGCTTCGATCATCATTAAGCCCCTAGCTTCCACCTTTCCTCTCTACATGTATGCGGAGCAAGCATATCCGTTGGATAACCTGAATTTTTGGCCAGTTCCAAATACCGGAGTGAATAATGTGGTGCTTTACAGCTGGAAACCGCTAGCTGAGCTAGCTTTGATCACGACCGTTCTTTCTCTGCCTCCCGGTTATGAGAGGGCCCTAAAGTTTGCTCTAGCAGTGGAATTGGCTCCCGAATTTGGGAAGGCCCTTAGTGACAATGTGGCAGCTCTTGCGATTGAATCCAAGGCCGCTATCAAGCGAATGAACTACAGGCCCAATTATCTTATGGTGGATAAGGAAATCAGGGCTAAACCGGCAGTTTGGAATTGGCTCACGGGTGAGCCGATATGAGGTTTAAAGGCTTCATAGGACCTTCTTACGTCCTTCAAAGCCTGAGGGTAGATTGCCAACGTTGTATCAACCTCTATCCGGAAATTGATGAGCTTGGGACTGGAAATGAAGGAGAGGTTGCATCTCTCGTTTCTACTCCTGGATTGAGACTTCTAGTCACATTGCCCACTTCTCCAGTCAGAGGGGTCTTTACGGATTCCATGGGGCAGCTTTGGGCTGTCGGAGGGAATGTTCTCTATCAGATTTCAAGCTCTTGGGTTGCTACCAGTATAGGAACTCTTCTGACATTTTCAGGTCCAGTTGCCTTTTCAGATAACGGAATCCAAGCTGTGGTTGTGGATGGGACTTATGGGTACTATTGGAATCTAGTAGCTCCTCTGTCATTTGCTCAGATAATAGACCCAAGCTTCTATGGTGCAAACAGCGTCACATTCATGGATGGTTATTTAATTTTCAACAAACCTAATTCAAATGAATTTTATTTGAGTGGTTTGAATCAAGTAGTTCCATTCAATGGACTAGACATTGCCTCCGCAGAGGCGGATCCAGAACCATTGGTGGGACTCATTGCTCTTCAGGAAAACCTTTATCTCTTGAGTAAGAGTCACCTAGAAGTCTGGTATGACAGTGGTGCTAATTCTTTTCCTTTTCAGAGAATTCAGGGAGCAGTGATTGAAATAGGATGCGCTTCGGCAGCATCCATTGCCTATATTCAGACCTCAGTTTACTGGCTAGGTCGAGATAAGAATGGGACTGGGGTGATCTACCGGATTCAGGGACTCCAGCCCACCCGTATCAGTACTTATGCCATTGAGCAGGAGCTTCAGCAGTTAGGGGATCTATCGACTGCAAAGGCCTGGACTTATCAGCAAGCAGGACATTTTTTCTACTGCCTTAATTTACCAGGAGCAAATCAGACTTGGGTATATGACTCCACCATTGGACTGTGGCATGAGAGGTGTTTCCTTTCTCCGTCTACTGGACTTTATCAGAGACATCTTGCCGACTGTCATGCCTATGCCTTCAGTACGAATGTGGTTGGAGATTACTCCAGTGGGAATGTCTACGCTCTTGATTTGACGGTATTCACTGATAATGGCAATGCCATTTGCAGAGAAAGAACGGCTCCACATCTGTCCAATAACTTGATGAGAATTTTCCATTCTATGTTTTGGCTAGATTTTGAGGCAGGACTTGCGTCTGATGGATTAGGACAGGGGACTAATCCTCAGATCATGCTCCAGTGGTCAAATGATTTTGCCTATTCCTATTCGAATGAGCATTGGGTAGCTGCTGGGCAAATCGGAGCCCGTCGAATGCGCTCCATTTGGAGACGTCTAGGCGTGGCCAGGGATCGAGTTTACCGTGTGAGAATTACTGATCCGATCAAGGTGACCCTCCTTGGGGCAGAGATAGAAATGGAATTAGGGAGCTCGTGATCCATGGCATCTACGAGCATACCTCCGGTCCCGTACAATACGCCTCTTCTGGATGCGAATGGGAAACTCAACACGATTTGGGTCGGATGGTTTAGGCAACTCTTTCTTGCCGTAGGCGGAAATAATTCAAATCTGATCAGTAATCCCATGACTTCTCTCGGGGACATGATTGCCGGTACCACCAATGGTATAGCTGCTCGACTAGTTGGAGACACTTCAAATACACGAAAATTCCTGAGGACTGTTAGCGTCGGAGGGGTGGCTGCCTTTCCGGTTTGGGATGGCCTTCAATCTAGTGACATCCCTTTGGTGGGAATTGGAAGTGGTGGAACTGGTCAAATTACAGCAGCAGCTGCTTTCAATGCCCTGGCTCCGATCACGGCCAAAGGCGATTTGATCGTTGGAACTGGAGTTGGTACTGCCACCAATTTCAGAATCGGGAATTCTGGATATGTTCTTACCGTGGCCGGTGGAACGATCAGCTGGGCTGCTCCTGCTACGAGCGGAACCGTGACTAGCATTACTGCCGGTACCGGGCTCAGCGGTGGAACGATTACCAGTTCAGGAACCATTGCTCTGTCAGTGCCAGTAACCGTTGGAAATGGGGGCACAGGATCTACTTCGGTAGTCTCTAGTCCTACTGCAACTTCTTGGGCTGGATGGGATGCTAACGTAAATTTTTCCGCTAATGCCTTTATTCCAGGATTCACGACCACTGCTACAGGAGCTACTACTACTACCCTAACAATTGCAGCTACTCAGATCCAGATATGGACTGGATCTACCACTCAAACGGTTAAACTTCCAACTACCGGTGTGGCAGCAGGAGCGCAATATTTCTTTGTGAATAATAGCACTGGTATTGTCACAGTTCAGAGCTCGGGAGGAAACACAATCAAAGCAATGGCTAGCAGCAGCTTTGCTATTTTTACTTCTTTGAAGGCGATACCGACTGCTGCTGCCGATTGGAATGTCAGCTACTCAGTGAATAATGCTGGGGCTGGTACCGTAACTAGCGTCGCAATGGCTTCAGCCAATGGGCTTTCATTTTCAGGAGGACCCATTATCGGAAGTGGGACCTTCACTCCGACAATGACGGCTCCAACGATTCAGAAGTTTACAAGCAGTTCAGGTACCTATACGACACCGAGTTCTCCATCACCTCTATATATCGAAGTGGAAATGGTCGGAGGAGGCGGGGGTGGATCTGGTTCATCCACCTTCGCAGCTAACAACGGCGGAGCGGGGAGTGCAGGAGGAAATTCCACCTTTGGTAGCTCTCTCCTGACTGCAAATGGAGGCGGTGGTGGTGGAAACGGTGGGAACGAGGGTAGTGCTGGAGGAAGCTATACGATCAGTAGTCCTGCGACCGGCGTGGGGTTCCAGGGTGGTTATGCACCTACTGCATTTTTGAATCAGACTGATTATACCGTGGGACCTTCTGGTGCCCCTTCTCCTTTCGGAGGGGCGGGACAAGGGGGTTCTCCTGCTCAAGCGGGGGGTGCGGCCACAGCGAATACAGGATCAGGTGGTGGCGGTGCGGGTACCGGCACGGCAACCCGAGGGGGCGGAGGTGGGGCAGCAGGGGGCTATCTAAAGGCTTTCATTTCAAGTCCAAGTGCGACCTATGCCTATTCAGTGGGATCTGCGGGATCGGGTGGGACTGCGGGAACCAGTGGCGCAGGAGGAGGGAATGGGGCTGCCGGGATCATCATTGTGAGGGAGTATTACCAATGATGACTGCGATTGATTTGGCCCTTTGTCCTTTGCAGAACACTTTCAAGGAGCTCAATAGCCCTCAGCCCAAGAGCATTCGCCAAATGCGGTCCCTTATTCTTCAGTTGGAAGAGGCGATTCAAAAGCATCCTGACCATATTCCTGGTCATGAATTCAAAACGACGCACCATTTCCAAAAAGACATTTATTTGAGAGAATTATTCATTCCAAAGGACACGATCATCATTGGAAAAATTCATAGATTTCCTCATCTCAATCTTTTGACCCAAGGTAAAATCACGGTATGGACTGAGGAAGGGATGAAAACTTTGACTGCTTCTACCGTCATCAAATCAAGTCCGGGTATCAAGCGAGTGGGATATTCTCATGAGGACACGGTGTGGATTACGGTGCATGATAACCCAATGGGTTACACCAAGAACGAGGATTTGGAAGCATACCTATCCGTTGAATCTTTTGATCAAGGATATCTAGAGTCCTCTCGTTCTTTCGAAGATTTTTCTAATTTCTCAGGATTTTCCAGGAAAGAAATTGAGCTCCTTTCGGAGGATCCGCAAGATCAGATTGCTTTCTCCATTCATCCAACAACCATCCGCATCGCCCCTTCTCAGATTCATGGCTATGGGGTCTTTGCAATGACTGATATCGCTAAGGACATGCTCATTGCTCCTGCTAGAGTGATGGGAAAGCGAACTCCAGTAGGCCGATTCTGCAATCATAGCGGGACTCCAAATGCGAGGTTTGAATTAGGCACAGATGGGAATCTCTATCTCATTTCAAATGAATCGATCAAGTCGGGGTCTGAAATTTTAAACGATTATTACTTAACAATGATCAATCGTCGATCGGAGTTGCCATGTCTTTAGCTGGAATTGGAATCGGTGGAGGACTCGCAATCGCAGGGGGTCTTGGCCTAGCTGGTAATCTTATAGGAGCAGATATTGGAGCGAATGCTGCTTCGGGGGCAGCAGCTTCTCAAGCTCAAGCAGCTGAAGAAGCGGCTCAGCTTCAAGCGAATGCGACAACACAAGCTGCAGGATTGGAATCAAACGCATCACAGTATGCAACAAATGCTCAGCTGGCTATGTATGGGCAGCAGCAGCAGAATATTCAACCCTTTATCCAGGCTGGTCAGCAAGCTCTCCCGCAACTTCAATCTATGGCTGCGAATCCGGCGCAGTTTTCTTTCACTCAGCAGGATTTCCAAAATAACATGGATCCCGCTTATCAGTTTGACCTTCAACAAGGTCAGCAAGCAATTCAAAGATCAGCGGCTGCTACAGGGCAATTGATGAGTGGAGGAACTCTCAAAGATTTGACTAATTACGCTCAGGGAATGGCTTCCAATGAATACCAGAATTCTTACAACAGGGCATTTAATACTTTCAGTTACAATCAGAATAATGCTTTCAATCGATTAGCTTCTCTCACTGGCATGGGTCAAGTAGGGACTGGACAAGCTGCCCAGGCTGGACAATCAGCTGCAAGCAATATTGGAGGGATTGCTACTGGAACTGCGAATTCTTTGAGTAATCTCTATACAGGTTCTGCCAATGCGATCGGTGGATATATGACTGGGGCTGCGAATGCAGGAGCCGCTTCTAGTATCGCACAGAGCAATTTATGGGGTGGAGCTATTTCAGGAGGTCTAGGTAGTTTGGGCCAACTTCCTTTGACTGGAAGTATTCTTTCTAGAATTGGAGGAGGGGGTGGAATGGCAGCCACAGGTGGATTGGGCGGAGGAACCACAATGGGAGGACTTTCCACTCCCGATGCCGCGATTGAGGCTGTGTAAAATATGTTTGAGAATCTTTCAAACTTTTTTGATTTAGGAAATGCAATCCAGAATGGCCAGTTCGGACAGCCATCAATTGCACAGGGACTTTCCTCGCTAGGATCAGTTTCTCAAATGCCCAGTGGAAGTTTAAGTCAAATGAATGGGCTTTATTCTCCATCTAATGGATCTAGTAGCCAGAATCCTTCTATTTCTAGTGCTAATGGAATGTCCTTTCCCACTCTATCGAGTCTTTTTGGTGGTTCTAGTGCTCTCGGCAACTGGTCTTCGCCATATTTCAGCCCGATGATCACGAGCTCAATGAATCCGGCGATCATGGGACTCGGAGGAAATTGGACTCCTCCTTCGCAGCAGATTCATCAACCAACTGTGGTCAATACTCCCAAGCCAATGCAACAGCCAGTAATGACTCAAGGACCTTCAAAAGATTATGGTTTGCCTTTACTTAAATGAGGAATGAATAAATGCCAGTAGACACAAGTATCTATTCAAGTATCAAACCTCCGGAGAATAATTTCAACCCTGTGAGCTCAGTTGAAAGTGCTCTGAAACTCAGTGATCTCGCGATGAAGCAACAGCAGTTGGGCTATCAGATGCAGCAACAAGGAGCCATTCGTGGAGCTCTCGCGAGAAACACAGATACTCAAACTGGTCAGTTGGACAGAACTGGGGTGCTTTCGGATCTTTACAAGACTGCTCCTCAGGCAGCTATGCAGATGGAACACCAGTTCGCAGCTTCCGATAAGGCTCAAGCTGAGGCGAAGACTGCTCAGATGGTTCAGGCACACAATGTGCTCAGTGTGACATTGCCGGCCCTCCAATATCTGAAGAGTCTTCCGGATGAACAGGCCCAGCAAGCTTATCCACAGGTGATGCAGGGTCTGAAAGATCAGGGAATTCCTCTAACGAATACTCCTCCTGACTGGGATCGGAAATGGGCTGATCAAGGTATTGCTATTGGGAGCAGAACCAAAGAAGGCCTCGAAAATGCCATACTTGCATCCAATGTCGCAATGAAGCCTGCCGAATTGAATGCCGCCCTTTATGGATCCCGTTCTCCGAATGCTGAGCTCACCACTCAGTATGACAAGCAAGCCCAGCCTGTCAGGCAATCTCAAATGGCCATGCAGCAAATGCTGCAGAATTATAAGGATAGCAGCCCTCAAGGGGATGCATCTCTTGTATTAAACGCATTTAAGATAAAATTTCCAAATGCTCCAGACGTGAATTCTCTTGCTGAACTTTCCCATGCTGAAGGCGTGACAAATCAAATGAAAAACTGGGTGAGCGAGAAGCAATCCGGTATCAAAGATCCTGAAGTCCGAGCTGACTTAATGAGGGATGGTATTGCCACCTATGAGGCAAACGTTCGAAGCCTTCAGGGAACCCAGCAGCGTTATCAGGCAAGAGCAGCTCAGCAGAATGTGAACGATCCTACGATGACTTATGAGCCTGCGGTGAATCAGACTTACAATGATGCCATGAACTTGAAAAATCAGATCGGCCCTTACGTGCCTCCTTCTGGCGGAGTAACAGGAGCACTAAGTAAGGTGGCTGGAAAGATCCTGGGTGGAAGCCCATCCGCAAATGCAGCGCCTCCTTCTGGAGCACCTAAGGGGGCTCCAAAGCTAGGGGCAGTTGAGGGAGGCTACGTATTCATGGGCGGCGATCCGGGAAAACAATCCAGTTGGAAAAAGGTGCAGTAAATGGCTGGCCCATGGGATAATTATTCAAATTCGAGTTCTGACTCCCAAAGTGGGCCATGGTCTAATTATCAGGCACCCGCTGAAAGTCCGTCTGCGCCTGATTCCGGATTTCTGACACAAGCGGGCAAATCCATCTTAGGTGACATTGGTAAGGTCGGACAGACGATCGATTCCTATGGAGGAGCTCCAACCCGAGCTGCAATTGCGAGTCTTCAAGACAATCCCACGGATCTTTCCGGAGCTGCTTCTGCTTTTAAGAATCAGTTTGGAGCAAATCCTGCACTTGCTCCGACGGGCAAAGACATTGCTGCAAAGGCTGGCCTATCAACGGAACCGATTCTTTCTCCTGAAAACCAGGACATTGCAGCCAATGCGGTGAAGGTTACTCCTTTCGGGTTCATTGCAAATAAGGTGGCTCCCGGATCGGTAGAGAATGTGGCTGGGGCTAGTCCTGCTGGGGTTGCAGGACTTGGTGTTGACGTGGCTGCTGATCCAATGACCTATCTCCCAATGGGAAAGGCCGCTGAGGCGGTTGCTGGGACTGCTGCAAGACAGGCAGGAAATATAGGGAAAGCTGCTAATGCGGTTGGAGAAATAGCAAGCTCCGCTGGAACAAAGGTCACCAGCAAAGTGGGCAGCATGCTCACTGGAATTCCGGAGCAAGAAGTTGAAACTTACATTTCAAAATATCCTGCAGTTCAGAAGCTCATTGCCGAACATGGAGATGAAATTGCAAGCGGTGGGGCTGATCAGATCCGGCAAGGATTCCAAAATTCTATTCGTGCCAAAGTAGCGGAATTAGGGAAACAGGTAAATCAAGCTCTTTCAGCCCTTCCCGATGAAAAGAACGTTCCAATCGCTCCAGTGGTGGATGCTCTTAATGATGTAAAGAATGGGATGAACTTCAAGCTCCGCTACGAGGAAGTGAGACAAGTTCAGGATTTGATTAATCGGTTGCATTGGCTCGCTGATAATCAGGGCAAAGTCACCCCTAAGGAAATGTTCGATATCAAGCAGTTTCTTCAGGATCGGGGTGCCTCTTCCTACATGAAAGATGGGCAAATGTTTGTCCCTGGGAAGGATGCCCAGCTTGCAGCAAAGAAAGGTGCAGCTCAGGCGAGAGACATTGTGAACACGATGTCTCCCACGGTTGCGGATGCCAATAATCAGCTTTATCAACTGCATGTGCTTCAGGACAAAATGAATGGGAATCTGATCGCTCCAGGAACGCCCGATACAGCCTTGGTAGGGGCTGGGAGTGGGACAAATCCAAGAGGCGTGGCTCAACTCCAACAATTGGGTCAGGCAACTGGCCAGGATCTACTGGGACAAGCCCAGATATATGCGGCGGCGAAGAGGTTCGCAAGTCCGGGACTTTCTTCGGCCGACACTACAGGTAAAGGTGTAGAGCGGGCTCTGAAGGCGGGTATCGTGGGACAGGCCCTAGGTGGCCCAATAGCTGCTGGGATTGCGGCCGGTATCACTAGTCCCATGGCTCTAAAACTCGGGATTCAGGCAGGAAAGATTCCT